GCATTGATAACGCGCCAACACCTGATATTTTAGAGAAGCTGAAATATACGGCAAGCCAGCTTGATAAAGTGCGTGAATTACTTGGCAAGCCTGTGAATATCTCAAGTGGCTATCGCTGCTTACAAGTCAATCGCAGGCTGGGTAGCAAAGATACATCACAACATCTAAAGGGTGAGGCAGTAGATTTTAAGTGTGAATTGTTTGGTAATCCTAAGCAGGTTTTTGACGCAATCAAGAAAAGCAATATACAGTTCGACCAGTTGATTTTAGAGTTTAATTCTTGGGTTCACATATCGTTTGTGAAAGAAGGCGGGCGGCGTGAATGTTTGATTATTGATAGATTTGGAGTTGAAAGAGTTAAGTGATATAATGGTTTTGCCAACAGTGGCGCACTAAAGAGTAAAAACCATGAACGATATTTCCTTAAATCTCATTTCTAATGAGTTTCGCATCGACTCCCGTCTGTTAGCTCCTGAATTAAATCACCGACACCGTACGATTTTGGAATCGCTAGACAAGTATAAATCTAAGTTTGATGCTTTAGGTCATCTTCCGAACCAAACGGAAGCTGGCTACAACAATATCCAAGTCCGCTACTTTTTACTAAATGAAGATCAATGCTATTTTTTATTAACGCTTATGCGTAACAATGAAAAAATAGTTGAGTCAAAATTAAAACTTGTTAAAGCGTTTCGTGATGCGCGGAAACAGTTGGCCGAGCGGGATATTGCACGGCTTGATGGTAAACAAGTACGGCGGATAGAAACGGATGCAATAAAAGACTTGGTTGAATACGCTAAAGCAAGCGGTAGTTCAAAGCCTGAAATGTATTATGTTACTTTAACGACTATGACTAATAAATCTTTAGGCATAGAATCAGGACAGCGTGACAAAATGGACGTTAGGCAATTACAGTTATTGAAGATTGCCGAAACATTGGTTGAGATTGCTATTCGTGACGGGCTTAAAGCTGAGTTACATTACAAAGACATTTACCGCTTGTGTAAAGATCGCGTTAGTGATGTATTAGCACAATTGAAACTTAAATAAACACCTCGCAGGTCATGGAAGACTACCTTTACCCTCGTAACTTAGGGCTTTTTTATTGCCATAAATTTAAGGTGTGCTATATTGTTTCAAACATAGGAGCGCGTGTTATGAATAGATTAAAAGAGCCTTCAAGTTATGCGGGCATTGCCCTGATATTTAACGGCATATCGGATTGTATGACGGGTAATTATCAAAGTGGACTACCTAGTATTATTTTAGGTCTTGTTGCTGTTTTGAAGAAAGAAAACGGTGCAAAATAACATGGCCGATACATCCCAACATTTAGAACATGGGTTAAGTATGGCAGCCATAAAAACTTCACCGCCTGTTATTGTAACGGGTATGACATTAGCAGGAATACAACTACAAGACTGGCTGATTATGGCGACAATACTATATACAGTCATTCAGATAATTATCGCATTGCCAAAACTTAAACAATCTTTTAATGAGTGGCGCAAAAAATGAGATACCTTAAAGCCTTTTTACAGCTATGCTTAGTTAGTGGTATTTGTTGTATAATCGCTTTTGGTGTGTGGCTTGTTTATTTAGTGTTTTGGTTGGTGCAGGGGATGAGATGAAAAATGATAATCCGAACTATAAAAGCATTTTAACTACTGAGCTTATCCCATACGCAAGAAACAGTAGAACACATAGCGAAGCACAGGTTAGTAAGATTGCGTCAAGCATTAAAGAGTTTGGTTTTTTAAATCCAGTGCTTATTGATTTAGATAATGGAATTATTGCAGGTCATGGCCGAGTTATGGCCGCTCAAAAATTAGGACTAAAAGAAGTCCCAGTGGTGCAAATTGGCCATTTAAGCGACACACAAAAACGCGCTTATATCATTGCAGACAATCGCTTAGCATTAGACGCTGGATGGGACGAAGAGATGCTTCGTGTAGAGTTTGCAGAACTTGCAGATAATGGTTTTAATTTAGAGCTAACAGGTTTTGAGTTAGAGGAAATCAGCGCGGTTGATTTTGACGAAAGCGAGGAAGTGGGCATGCCTGAACTGCCAAGCGGTGACAAGGAGCCATTTCAGCAAAAGACCTTCACCCTGCATGACGAGCAAGCCGCAATCGTTGAAGATGCTGTTACGCTTGCTAGAACAAATCCGCTGGTCGATACTGGATTGAACGAGAACAGCAACGGCAACGCACTCGCTTTAATATGCTCCCAATGGTTAGAGGCTCGCAATGGTTAGTGCAAAGGATATTATTGTAAAGCCTATCACAGCACAGGCAGCAAATGCGCTTGTTAAGCGGGTGCATTATAGCGGTAAGGTTGTACCTAATAGCACGTTACACTTTGGTGCGTACCTTAACGATAAGCTGGAAGGCGTTATGTCGTTTGGCGGGTCTATTGATAAGCGCAAGATACTGCCCTTGGTCGATGGCACACAATGGAACGGAATGCTAGAGCTTAACCGCATGGCGTTTAGCGACAGATTACCGCGTAACAGTGAAAGCCGTTGTATGGCAGTGGCGTTTCGTTTGATAAAAAACATTACCCACATATTGAGTGGGTGTTAAGTTTTAGTGATGGCTGCCAATGTGGTGATGGCACAATCTATAGAGCAAGCGGTTTTATTTTAACTGGAATAAAGGTTAATAAGACAATGCTTATGACGCCGCATGGCGAAGTTGTTGCTGATAAAACTTTTAATAATTCAGCGGATAAAAAATATAAAGGATTGCAAAAAAAAGATTGTACGCCTTTGAAGGGCTACCAACTCCGCTATATCTACTTTCTTAATGAATCAACAAAATCGCGCCTTACAGTTCCGATTCTGCCATTCTCAAAGATTGACGAAATGGGCGCGGGAATGTATAAAGGTGAATCAATTAAGCGTGATACAAAGGCTACCACTAGCGACCAGTTAGTGGGCGGTGGTGCGATTCCAACCATCACGCTCCACTCATCTTGTGCGGCCTCAAAAAACACACATGAGGCTTAACTATGTCAAAACCATTGCACCAACCAACAGAAAAAACGAGAGCAGAAATTATCGCATTGCGTTCTTATGGTGTGCCTATTAAAGAAGTTGCTGCATATATCGGCATAGATGATAAAACACTGTACAAGTATTATCGTGAAGAATTAGAAAACAGCGCAACAAAGGCTAATGCAAATGTTGGTAAGTTTTTATACCAAGCGGCAAGTGGTCAAGCATTAACCACAGGTGCAACATATAGCGATTGCGTAAGGGCTGCAATGTTTTGGGCTAAGACACGCATGGGTTGGAAAGAGACAAACGTGCAAGAACACACAGGCGCGAATGGTGGTGTAATACAAGTAAACACAACGGCAATGTCAGCCGAAGAAGCCTATAATCTACTAATCAATGGCGGCACTATTAAAACGGACTAGCAATGACTGACGTTTTATTCGACTTTAAAAACCCTGACTATCAAGCTGTCTATAAAAAACGTGCCGAGCGTTTGCATACCATTCGTACGACTGAAGGTGCATTGGCTGGACTCCTTGAGTTCTACAAAACGCACCCCGCCGAGTTTATCAATGATTGGGGTATGACATTTGACCCTCGTAATGCTGAGCGCGGACTTCCTACTAACTTTCCCTTTGTCTTATTTCCAAAACAGATCGAGCTTGTTAATTGGGTGGTTGCACGTTGGAAAGGTAGAGACGATGGTGTTATTGAGAAGTCACGCGACATCGGTATGACGTGGCTTGCTGCTGCGATTGCCCATTGGATAACCTTTTTTCACGCTGGTACTGTTGTCGGCTTTGGTTCGCGCAAAGAGGATTTAGTTGATAAGAATGGCGACCCTGATTCTATATTTTGGAAGATACAGGCGTATATTGCAGGATTGCCAATTGAGTTCAGGCCGAAAAGTCAAACAAGGACGCATCTTTGCATAGTCAACAATGATAACGGTTCTGTTATCAAAGGCGAAGCAGGCGATAACATTGGGCGTGGTGGTAGAACGTCGATTTACTTCAAGGACGAGTCGGCACATTACGAACGGCAAGAGATTGTTGATGCCGCACTAAGCGCAACGTCAAACTGTAAAATCGATATGTCTAGCGTAAACGGTAACGGCAATCTGTTTTACCGTAAGCGTATGGGCGGTGAGATACCTGTATTTTCGTTTCATTGGTCAGATGACCCGCGCAA